CAACGTTTCTCAAGGGTAGAGCGTCCGGGGTACTTTTCGCTTCGGTTGCTCCACGCATCCCACAAGTCAAAGCCTGTGCCGCCTGTAGCGTGATGCAGTGCCATGCCGCAGCGATACCATGTTTCGTGATCGGTGTCAGGGCTAACATAACAAAGCATGTCTGCTAGCTCCGCCTCTGTGACATCCATTGGCGCGCCGTGGAATTCTGCCCTATGCACGTCAGGCTTGGTTAGTAGCGCAAGCAGGGAGCCAGGGGCAGGGGTTATATCGTCAGGATGACCGTGCATTGCCTCATAAGTGTTTCCGCTGGCGTGTAGCGAACCAGGCCCGACAACATAGCCCGATGCCTTGAAGTCAATGCCGGGGTAATCGTGGTGGTGTTGCAGCATAGCTACATCAGCAGGGGCAGAATAATAAAGGTGCATTGATCCGCCGCCTGATCCTGTCGCAACAGCTAGACCGGAATCGCCCAAGAGGTCAAGCCCAAGGTGTTCGCACAGCGCAGAAAAAGAAGGAACGCCGCCGTTTCTGGCGTCAACATCTATTACTAGTAACCCGCGAACCAGGACGCCATATCCTGTGTCGAACTGGCCGGACATTTCCATGACTTCTAGCTGTTCGTCGCTCCAGTCTGGCGAGTGTTGGTAGTTGGAGGCAATCGGGTGTTTTCCTATCGCCTTGCATTCATCATTACCGCAGGCGCATTTCCCGCCGACTATCTTATGCAGGCCGAATACTCTAATCCCTGCGCCGATCATGTCGTATTGGTTCATTCTTGGTCGTCTCCTGACAGGTAGTCGGAGAGCTTTTTTACCGTGTCGTATTGCGGCTTGCTGTGCTCAGACACTAGCCGGTAGATAACGTGTCTATCGACGCCAGCTTCCCGCGCAACCTTCGATAGATTGTATTTTCTCAGCTCTTGCTTAATGTCTTCTAAAGTCATCATGGTGGCTACCCGTTGCGTTTTGGTGATTAGGTGTTGACAGTATGCCCTTTGAAGATAATAATGGCAACCGTAAGAGAGAGAAACCAACCCAATGAGGTGTTTTGTATGTCAACGCTAGATGCAGTATCTAAACCGCAAGACCGCCCGGTGTTTGTCACTATCTGCGGTGATTCAGGTCTAGGCAAAACCAGCCTAGCCGCTACCTTTCCCAACCCTATTGTTATCCGCGCCGAGGACGGATTGCAGGCTATCCCGCTAGATAAACGCCCCGACGCTTTCCCTGTGCTGCAAGATGCCGACGCGCTTTGGGCGCAGTTAACAGACCTTATAAAAGAAGACCACGGTTACAAAACGCTGATCATTGATTCGGTAACGGCGCTGGAGCGCATGTTCATTCAGTCAGTAATCGAGTCAGATCCTAAGAAGCCACGCACTATTAACCAGGCTTTAGGCGGTTACGGTGCAGGACTGAGCGCTGTATCTGCTTATCATCAGCGTGTCCGCAAGGCCGCTGGTATTTTGAACGAGCGCAAGGGCATGAACATTGTGTTTATTGCCCACGCCGAAACAGAAACAATTGAGCTGCCAGACCAAGACCCGTACACCCGATATTCGCTACGCCTTGGCCGCAAGTCGGTTGCGCCCTATGTTGATGACTCGGACGTGGTAGGATTCCTGAAGCTGGAAACCTTTACATCCGGCGACGGTGAGCGCAAGAAAGCCATCAGCGACGGCACGCGCATTCTTGTGACCTATGCTACTGCCGCCAACATCAGCAAGAATCGGTACGGCATCACAGATGACCTACTATGCCCTCAGAATGAAAACCCCCTTACGCAGTACATCCCATCATTGAAAGGAGAGGCAAAATGAGCTTTTGGAATCTGAGCGACGGCAAGACCACAGAGAAAAGCGGCGAAATGGAAATGGGTGGCGGCAACATTGAGCCAATCCCGAACAATACCAGCGTGCTTGCTGCGCCGGATGAGGCAAAGTGGGACGACTTCGAGGGTGACGAGTACGTCAGCCTTCGTTGGAACGTCCTTCAGCCAAAGGAATATGCAAACCGTAAGATATTCCAGAAGATCCGGGTGCTTGATCTTGACAGCAAAAAGGCAGACAAGGCAAAGCGGATGCTAGGCGCTATTGATACGAATGCTGGCGGCAAGCTGCTTGGCTCTGGCGAGAAGCCAACAGACCAAAGCCTGACTCAGTGCCTTGTCAACAAGCCTATGGTCCTCAAGCTGCAAGTATGGGTTATCGACAAAGAGCGTGACGGTACGCCAATCGCGAAGGCCGATCAAAAAACCGGCAACTGGATTTCGGCGGTGTCTCCGCGCAAGGCTGGTACAGCAGTAGAAGAAAAGCCTGTTGCTGCGCCTATTGAAGTTAGTGATTTTTCAGATGACGTACCTTTCTGATTAACCAGGGAGGCGAAAGCCTCCCATCTTTTTTGAGGGGTAGACAATGAAACAAGGCACAGCAGAATGGTTTGCAGCACGCAAGGGGCGCGTAACTGGCAGCGTGGCAGGCGCAATCCTTGGACTTAATCCGTACATGACGCCGCACGATGTTATGCGCCGCATGGTGCGCGATTATCACGGAGCCGAATCTGAGTTCAAAGGAAACATTGCCACGGAGTACGGTAGCTTTCACGAGGCAGGCGCGGCCATTGAGTACACAATGGAAACCGGCAACCAGGTTACAGAGTGCGGATTTTATGTGCATCCAGACTATGATTGGCTCGGCGCTTCTCCTGACGGGCTTATCAATAAAAGTGGCATTATTGAGATTAAATGCCCATACGGCAAACGCAACGGCGGAGAATTCAAGACAATAGAAGAACAGCCCCACTATTATGCACAAATACAAGTTGAGCTTTTTTGTGCCGAAAAAGACCTGTGTTCTTTTTATCAGTGGTCGGCGCACGGCACGAATCTTGAGCGCATTATGCGATCTGACCTATGGTTTGACGAAAACCTGCCAACACTAAAGGCGTTTTATGATGAGTACCTGATTGAGATAGACAACCCTGACCATCTTGAGCCAAAGCGAAAAGAGACAGAATCTATCCCAGCCATGCACTTGCTTGAAGAGTACGACGACTTATCAGACGCCATTGAAGTTGCGACGGCGCGCAAAAAGCAAGTGCTTGAAGATATAGTTGCACTGGCAAAGGGAGTTGATTCTACGGTGTGCGGTCGCAAGCTAACGCAAGTGGAGCGCGTAGGCGCTGTAGCTTATGCAAAGGTTGTTAAGGATCATCTAGCCAAGCTTGACCTTGAGCCGTATCGCGGGAAGTCCTCATCTTTTTGGAAGCTGACATGATAAAGCCAATAGAAACAAAGTATAAAGGATACCGATTTAGAAGCCGTTTAGAGGCAAGATGGGCAGTCTTTTTTGATGCAATAGGCATAGATTGGGAGTATGAGCCGGAAGGGTTTGATCTTGGTGATGAAGGATGGTATCTGCCTGATTTTTATTTGCCTGTGCAAGGCGCATGGATAGAAATAAAGCCAAAAAACGGAGAAAGGGAAAAAGTTCAGTTGCAGCTTAATGCAATGATTTCCCAAGGGGTGGCAGAAAACGGCAGAGCGTGGGGGCTTTTTGGCGACCCGCTATCAGCTTGGTGGATGATGCCATACAAATCAGAGTCAGGCTATCAAAACGAATGGCCAAATGCTGGCATAGGGTTTTCTGATATTGGTACAGGGTTCCTATCCGCAGTTGCAACATTCAGAGAAGGCGGTCTTCCTACAGGGTGGGCAAAAAGCAATGAAAAAAATCTTATCGAGAATTTTGAAGAAAAGGTTTTAGCTCGATCAGCAAGATTTGAGCATGGGGAAACCCCAGGATGAACCCCCGCTGGTATCAACAGGAAGCACACGACGCGGCTATCAAGTGGGTAAAGTCCTGCACTGACCCTTGCATGATTGAGGCGGCAACCGGCGCGGGCAAATCGTTCATCGTCACCATGCTGGCACAGACTTTGCATGTATTGAGTAAAGGCAAGCATATAATGTGCCTTGCCCCAAACTCAAAGCTAGTTAAACAGAACCGTGAAAAGTTCCTGACAACTGGGTCGCCCGCCTCTGTTTACAGCGCATCAGGTGGCGGCAAATGTCTAAAGCATCCAGTAGTGTTCGGCACTCCAGGCACGGTAAAGGGCGCCGCAAGGCGTCTAGGCTCTGAGTTTTGCGCGGTCATTGTTGACGAATGCCACGGCATGACGCCGACTGTGCTTTTCATTATTGATGAGATGCGAAAATCTAACCCTAACCTGCGCGTGATAGGCTTATCAGCAACACCATTCAGGACGCAGACGGGGTACATTTACCGCATTGATGAGCGCGGCAAAGCTAACCCTGACTCAACCTGCCGCGATCCTTTTTTCATGTCTCGCGTGTACTGCATCCAGGCGCGCCAGCTCATAGAGGAAGGGTTTTTGACGCAGCCGGTTATTGGCTCAATAGGAGCGGAAAGCTACGATACGGCAGGAATTGAGATACAGGCAAACGGGCAATACAGCAGCTCAGACATTGACCGGGCATTTGTAGGGCATGGCAGGAAGACCGCAGAGGCCGTTGCGGATGTTGTGGCGCAGTCGCGTAACCGTCAAGGCGTTATGCTGTTTGCGGCGACCGTACAGCACGCCAAGGAAGTTATGGCAAGCCTGCCGCCAGAGATTAGCTCGCTGGTAACAGGTGAGCAGTCCGCCGCAGAGTGCGAACAAATCTATGCAGGGTTTGCAGTCAAGCGAATAAAATACTTGGTTTCAGTCGGCAAGCTAACAACGGGCTTTGATTCTCCGCATGTTGATGTTATTGCCCTGCTACGCCTTTCCGAGTCCGTAAACCTTTTGCAGCAAATAATTGGTCGCGGCCTCCGCGTTGATAACTTCAAAGCAGATTGCCTGATATTGGACTACGCGCAAAACATCGAGCGGCACTTTCCAGATGGTGATTTATTCGCGCCCGAAGTCAAAGCCGCGTATGCCTCGCAAGGTTTAGGCATCATGGGCGCTAACTGTCCATCATGCAGCACCGATAACGAATTTTCAGCGCGCAAAAATGATGAAGGGTATAAGGTAAACGACGCTGGCTATTTTATTGATTTAGACGGCAATGAGATAGAAACAGATCATGGCCCTATGCCCGCGCATCACGGCAGGCGGTGCCAGGGCATGTCATTAGTGGCAGGCCAGCATGTGCAGTGCAGTTACCGATGGACGTGCAAGAAATGCCCGCACTGCGACGAGGATAACGACATAGCAGCGCGCTACTGTAAGGCGTGCAAGGGAGAGATAATAGACCCTAACGAGAAACTGCATATAGAATTCAAAGCGCTCAAGCGCGATCCCACGCGCATACAGACCGACAAGGTTTTAAGCATGGTCGGTCGTCCAGTTATAACGCAAAGCGGCAAAGAAAGGCACCGCGTTGACTATGTGACCGAATATCGTCAGTTTAGTATCTGGTATGACCCGACAGCCAAGACCGGGCAAAGGCACGCCGAGTGGTTTCAGCTTCAAGAAGCTGGAGAGGTCGCAACGGTTACATACCGAAAAGATCCGCAAACAAAATTCTATCGAGTGTACGGCTACAACCGGGGGCAAGATGAAGATACCAGCGGGTATTAGGGCTTATGGTGATATGGCATTCAGGGGTAACTGCCCGCGTGAAGCGGTAGAGCAGGCAACTTTTTTTAATCGAATCAGAAAAACAAAGTGGGGAGCGGTTGCCCTGCATCCGAGAAATGAAGGAAAATTTACGCCTGCCCAAGTCGCCAGGATGAAAGCAGAAGGCATGTGTACTGGAGCCTCTGACATCATTATAATTGCGGCGGTTCCTTTTGTCTGTGAGCTAAAAAGGCTAGACCATACAAAATCAAGCTGGCAAAAAGGCCAAGTGGAGTTTTTAGAGGAAGCGCAAATCGGCGGTGCGTTTGTCTGTGTAGCGTTTGGATGCGATGCAGCATGGGGGGCTCTTCTTGAATGGGAAAGATCGCAGATAATATAACAGCAGTCCTGCGCGGTGACGCCGCGCTATACTCGCTGGGGCCGTCAGGGCTGGCAGACGTGGCAATGCCGGTACACATGGAAGCCTGCCGTATCCTTGCGCTGCCACAAGGCGACAGGCGGGCACAGATCGAGGCGCATCCACTCGCGGAGCTGTT